GCGTCATGACCAGAACGCCAGTCTTGGCGACTGCAAGTTCGAGCGCGGAGCGAGCAGTCATGCGCATACGCCCTTGCCAGCCCTGAGTGGTGGACACTGCCCATGGCTTGGAGGTATTGACACCGTTCAACTCCAAGAATTCGACAAACAAACCGCGATCAAACTTACCATCGCCGCCCGTAAACTGATTTTCTAGGGTGAGCGCCAACCAGTCTCCGCAATGCAGAGGATTTCCGCGCGAAGCGTACAATTCCCTATACTTAGGGTTAATGATGTTGGACGAAGGGCGTCCTTCCTCGTCGGACTCTTCTTCCTCGGATGCCTCGTCGTCGGGTTCGGTGGCATCGCGGAGCGGCTTCGTCTCGGAGACGGGGCGAACGGGGCGCGGAGAACGAGCGGGCTTCGAAATGGCCTCGTCGCTGGACTCCGGAGCGGCTCCCACGAGCGCCACGGCTGACTGGTCCACGTCCCGCTTCATCAAGCGATCCACGATGTCGGCTAAAGTCGGCAACTCACCATACTTCGCCAACCCCATGGCTTCGTATCCTACCGGCTGCTTTTTCACGATCCGCTGCACGAAATTCACGTTATATTCAAGCTTTACCATACGGGCCAGAAGTGCAGCAGCCAGCGCCTCTTGCACGTCAAACGCTATGAACACGGACTCCCGCCACTTAGCAGTGAAGCGGCGACCCCAGTCGTCATTGGAGATGTCGCGGAGTTCAACGCCCGCCTTCTCGGCCTTTTTGAGAATGTTGTGGTGAATGGTGTTCTTGGCAGTGGTCATTGTAGGTCCTCCTGTTTTAAGTGTTGTGAGTGTTTTAGACGATTTCGACGACGCGGTGGGTCTCGGTCTCCACCACGCCTTCTTCCTCAAGAGACCACTCGATCTCGTCGGATTCGATCTCGATGATAGCGGCTACAGCATCGATGGTCTCCACCACGGTCTTTTCGAGAGTCTCGGTGTTGGTGATTTCGTACTTCATGATGTCCTCCGTTGCTTATGTCCCTTTATACCACAGGGAGAGAGGGCGCACAAGTATTTACAAACAGCACAAATGCGACAGCCTGTCGCATACAACCGCATAAACGAACCGTCCAAAGTTCTTAACACAGGTGGACGGACGAATGGACAGCAAACACAACTGGAGAGCGAATCTGGACACAATCTTGGCGTGTAAAAGCGCAGAGAGCATACTCTTATAAAGTGTCCCACGTCCAAAGTATACACCTGCGTCCAAAGCTAGACACCGTGAAACATAACTCTGGTCAAAGCTATGGACGCGCGAAAAAACCCGACACGACGGGCCTCCGTGGCCGTGAAACATAGTCCACGTCCACCTGTCCAAAGTTTTTTGTATTAATAAAAAGAAGAAGAAAAATAGAAGAAACGTTTTTTATATGGACGGCGAAACCGGCGATTCGTGTGTCGAACTTTGGACAGGTGGACGCGAATATATATCTGGAGGCCTCAGAGGCCCGTCGTACGGGCCTTCGTTTTACGTCCATCCGTTTTCGAAGCTGTGGACGCGAGGTGGACGCGAGGTGGACGATTATTATATTTATAAACATATAACGATTATACAATACTAATCTTGTGGGTTTGATCAAGCCATTATCTGGCGCTTTAGGTTTGGTTGTGTTAAAATTAGATTTAGTGCACCTGTAACGGACGCGTATACATACATGGCTAAGCGGCCAATAACCAACAAAGTGGCGATTGAAGAAAAAATCAAATATTATGCCCGTATCGGCACACGTACGGACGTCATCGCCGTATTGTGCGATATAGACGTACCTAATCTTCACGAGCGGTATGGTACAATTCTACAGACTGCAGTGCAAGAAGCAAATGGCCACGTAGGCAATGCATTGTATACTAAAGCCATCAATGGCGACACGCAGGCTCAAATATTTTGGATGAAAACTCGAGCTAAATGGAAAGAGACGTTGGACTTGTCTAGCGAAGACGGTTCGATGTCTACTGTTTCGTTTCAGAATGCTGTTGTTGACGCTTTGAAAAAAGCACATGGTAAGGAGTGACGTTAAGTTCGAGCGTAAACTGGCCGCAGCACACCGGTTGCTGGACTTCACCAGTTATATGTATACTTCTCGTCGTTGTACTACTTTTCATTCAAACTGGCACCAAAAAGAGATTTGTGACGCGTTAGAACGGGTGGTAGTGGGCGACATCAAACGTTTGATCATAAATGTGCCTCCGCGATCCGGTAAGACAGAAATAGCCGTGAAGTCGTTTATAGCCTGGAGTATGGGTGTATATCCCGATTCCGAGTTCATTCATGCCTCGTACTCCAAACGTCTTGCAGCCGCGAATACTTATGACATTCGTGCCATAATGCAACATGAACGTTATTTAGAATTGTTTCCAACGACTAAACTAGAGGACGATTCCAGAGCAAAAGACGAGTTTAGAACCACAGCAGGCGGTATTGTTTATGCAACGGGTGCAGACGGTACAATTACTGGGTATGGCGCGTCCAAGATGCGGGATTCGTTCGGCGGTGCCATCATCATTGACGACCCGCACAAGGCGGGTGAGGCTAATTCGTCTATTGTACGCCAATCGGTAATTGATTGGTATCAGAGCACGATGCAATCACGCCTTAACAAGCCGGATGGCCCAATCATTGTTATCATGCAACGCCTCCACGAGGACGATTTATCGGGTTGGTTGCTAAACGGCGGATCCGGCGAAGAGTGGTACCATGTTTGTGTTCCGGCCCGTACGCCTAGTGGTGGATCGTTTTGGCCATCCCAATTTCCCGATGAAACGTTGAACAGGCTGGAATCGTCTAATTCGTATGTGTTCGCTGGACAATATATGCAGGCTCCGGCACCCGTGGGAGGTGGTATCTTTAAAGACCACTGGTGGCGAACAGTCTCGGCTTTACCTCCAATAAGATGGCGTTGCATTTTTGCTGATACTGCGCAAAAAACCGCTGAGCAAAATGATTATACGGTCTTTCAATGTTGGGGCATGTCGATCGAAAATCAAATAGTCCTCATCGATATGGCGCGTGGTAAGTGGGAAGCTCCGGAACTGGAGACGATGGCGCGGGCTTTTTGGAAAAAACACATTGCGGTGCAGAATGCGGGTTCGCTGCGAGCCTTCAAAGTTGAAGACAAAGTGAGTGGCACTGGTCTGATTCAGAAGCTTCGTCGCGAAGGTATTCCTATTGTCGGTATGTCTAGAAATAAAGACAAGGTGACTCGAGCTTTCGACGCTGCGCCTTTAGTAGAAAGTGGCAACGTTGTCGTTTATGACAGCGTACCGTATTTGTTAGATTTAATGGCTGAAGCTTCAGTGTTCCCGAATGGTGCTCATGACGACGCAATAGACACTGCAATGAGCGCTATTAACGACATGTTTGTTCCGCAATTCGCTCCCGCAATAAGATCACTGTGAGGCCCATAATGGGACTGTTAGACATTTTCCGCCGCCATACACCGGACCGCAAGGAGAGCCAAGCATCCCAACTCTTAGTGGTTAATCCGGGCCAGCCTGTTTGGTCGCCGCGCAATTACGAGACCTTCGCCAAAGAGGCCTACGGCAAGAATGTCGTGGCTTATCAGTCTATTAACCGCATCGCCGACGCTATCGCATCGGTCAAGCTTGGCATTTACAGAGGCGAAACCGAACTCACCGAGCACCCGCTTGTGAGCCTATTCCGCCGCCCAAATCCGATGCAGTCCTATGGCGACTACGTGCGCGCAAAGGTCTCCTTCCTCATGCTCGCGGGCAACGGCTATGAAGAGCGGTTCATGGTCGGCTCCGAGGTCAAGGAGTTGTACCAGCTTCGACCAGACCGCATGTCGATCTTGCCCTCAACAAACGGCATCCCGGCGGCTTATATCTACAAGGTCGGCCAAAACGTCACCCGATGGGAAATGGACTCGCGCACCCTCAACTGCAACGTGCGGCATCTAAAGTTGTTCAACCCGACCAACGATTGGTATGGCATGTCGCCCATCGAGGCGGGTGCTTATTCAATCGACCAGAACAACGAAAGCATGGCGTGGATGCAAGCCCTGCTTCAGAACTCCGCTCGACCCTCCGGCGCTCTTACGGTGAAGGACGGCGGCACCCTTAGCGATGAGAACTTCAACCGCCTCAAGGCCCAGATCGAGGAGCAATACTCAGGCTCGACCAATGCGGGGCGACCGATGCTCTTAGAGGGCGGGCTTGATTGGCAACAGATGGGGCTTTCGCCCACCGACATGGGAATCATCGAGGCTAAATTCTCATCCGCCCGTGACGTGGCTCTTGTCTTCGGTGTCCCGCCTCAACTCCTTGGTATTCCTGGCGATAACACATACGCCAATTACGCCGAGGCGCGTCTTGCGTTTTGGGAAGACACCGCGCTGCCGCTCCTCGACATGATCGTGCACGATTGGAACGCATGGCTTGGTGCTCTCTATGGCGTCACCATTCGCCCTGACGTTGATGGCATCCCAGCAATTGCCGAGAAGCGGCTTTCGATGTGGCAGATGGCAGACCAAAGCCAAGACCTCACCATCAACGAACGCCGCGCCTTGAAAGGGTATGGGCCTATCGATGGCGGTGATGTGTTGTTTGTGTCGAGTGCAAGCATACCTCTTACTATGGCAGGCGAAACGTTGCCCGAGGTAACACTAGAAGAAATGAAGGCTATCGCTTACGGGGATGCCGATGGCTCGACGTCTCGTAGATAACAACGCCCGTCGAGAGCATCGCCGCCAAGTCGCTCTCCTTGACCGGCTCACTACGCAATTCCGTGGCCGCTTAGAGCGCGAGCTTGCAGCCGCGATGAAGGACATGGTGGAGCATTGGCTCCAGACCAATCAGGTGGCATTGCCACGCGGGTTTCATGACCGCATCGAGGCCACTTATCGCCAGATGGCATTGGCGTCTATCACCATGTTCGGCAATCGCATTTATAATCAAGGCAAGGCACGCGGGTTTCCGCTTGAGGCCAAGGAATCCTTTGCACAGATAATGACGCGGTTAGCCTTGCGTTACATCAGTCAAGAAGCTATCCGCCGCCGCATTACCGAGGTTACCGAAACCACCCGCCGTCAGATTGTTCGTGCGGTATCCAAAGGCTATAGCGATGGCTTGGGCCAGCGTGGCGTTGCGGATTACATCCTCGATTTGGTGCCATCTATTGCACAATACCGCGCCAATATGATTGCCCGCACCGAGACGCACGGGGCGGCAAATTTTGGGTCCGACCAAGCCGCAAAGCAGACCGGCTTACCACTTTCGCGCGAGTGGATTTCCGCGCAAGACGAGCGCACCCGACCCACGCATGTAATTGCAGGGAAACAACCGCCCGTCAGTATGGACGGAATGTTCAAGGTTGGAGATGCAGAACTTGCATTCCCCGGCGATCCTGATGGCGGTGCAGATTACCCCGAGGAGGTCATCAACTGCCGGTGCACCGTTGCATATGTTGTCGATGACGAAGCTTTAGAGGCTATGTTGTAACAAAAGCTGAAGTGTGGTATAATCCCGCAATGCCGATGCCCGGATCATCAGAAACGGAAGACGAATTCCTCTCACGTTGCATGAGCGACGAAGAGGCTATGTCTGATTTTCCCGATGAAGATCAACGATATGCGGTCTGCATTTCCAATTGGGAAGGCAAGGCCGATGGCTTTTCTCCGAACGAGGCAATGGCACGGGAAGCCACCCGTGGCCTCGAATGGCGTGACGAGTTCAACCGTGGCGGAACCGAGATCGGTGTTGCCCGCGCGCGCGACATCAAGAACCGCCGCAACCTCTCACTTAGTACCATCAAGCGGATGGTTTCCTATTTTGCTCGCCATGAGGTTGACAAGCAGGGCGAAGGCTTTTCCCCCGGCGAGGACGGCTATCCTTCCGCTGGCCGCATAGCCTGGGCTTTGTGGGGCGGTGATCCCGGCAAGTCATGGGCTAACAATATTGTAGATCGTGAGGACAGCAAATCAATGGAACCCATCCAGCACAAGTCTGTTGCCCTCACCCTCAAAAAGGAGCCAGATCAAGACGGCGTGTTCGAGGGCTATGCCTCCGTTTTTGGTGTGGTCGATCAGGGCATGGATGTTGTTGAGCGTGGCGCTTTCCGCAAGTCTCTTGGCTCTCGCAAGGTCAAGATGCTTTGGCAGCATGATATGTCCCAGCCTATCGGCGTGTGGGATGAAATCTACGAGGACGAGCGCGGTCTTTTTGTCCGTGGCCGTCTCCTCAAGGAAGTTTCCAAGGGCCGCGAGGCCATGGCTCTTCTCCGCGCCGGGGCTATTGATTCCATGTCTATCGGCTACCGCACGATGGAAGCCATCCCCGAGGGTGATGGCCGCGTTCGTAAGTTGATGGAAGTCGACCTGTTCGAGATCAGCCTAGTGACGTTCCCGATGCTCCCCGATGCAAAGGTGACGAACGTCAAGTCGATCTCGACCGAAAGAGATTTCGAGCGTTTCCTGCGCGATGCAGGATATTCTCGCAAAGAGGCCGTGGCGCTCACGCTCCACGGATTCAAAGCCCTACAGAGACAGCGGGACGCTGGCGACGAAGAGGCCGTAACCGAGGGCGTCCATGCCCTTTTACAGTCACTATCAAAGCTGAAGGAATCCCTGCATGTCAGAGGAAATCAAGAAGGCCGCAAGCGCGATTGACGCGCTTCACGCCGGATTCGAAGAGTTCAAGAAGGCCAACGACGAACGGCTTGCCCAGATCGAAAAGAAGGGTTCCGCCGATGTCGTGACCGAGGAAAAGCTTCGCAAGATCGAAGCCGACCTCGACAAGGCGCAGCGCATTGCCGATGAAGCGGTGCTTTCTTCCAAGCGCCAGTCGCGCGTTGTGACCGATGAGCACGGCAACACCGTGGACCTCGACCGCAAGGCTCAGGATTGGGCTTCGATGAATGCCCGCCGTCGTGGCACTGTTGTAGGCACCTTTGGCGCCGCCGATATGGATGGCTACAAGGCCGCCTTCGACACCTTCATCCGCAAGGGCGAAGAAGTCATGGGCGTGGAAGAGCGCAAGGCACTTTCTGTTGGTGCTGATCCCGACGGCGGCTATGTGGTCAATCCCGACCTCTCGGGCCGCATCGTCATGA